ATATTTTTTTGAGTTTTCTCCAATTTAGGGTTTAGAGTTTCTCTGGAATTACTTATATTTACACCGTAACTTCAACAAAGGACCAGACAATGGCTATTTCGATCAATCACGACATCAACCTTCCGTCTTCTCTCGGCACCCTCTACTCTCCGTCTGGCGAAGATCTCGGCACTATCGAGAACGAACTTCAGCTCAACGACCTTCAGATTCAGATCTGTCGTGAAGGCGCTACTGGCTACTATATCTTCTGGAAGGACCAGAAGATTGACATCGATCCAAACGGCGCGTTCTCTTGTTGGCCCGAGAACTGGTGTGATCAGTCTCAGGGAGCTTTCGTCGAACTTCATCGTATTCGTCTTGCTAAGAAAGGCATTAAAGACCCGATTCCGGAATCTGCAACTCGTAACTGGCGCAACAACGACTAAGGAGATACTATATGTGGGTGTCTGTCATATACAAAGAGAAGAAAAAGCCAGAGAAGTACTTCACTATCTGCGGCATTCCTGGAGAAGGCAAAGTTAACGAGTACTTCTTGAAGCAGTGCTGCATGCGTGGCAACTTCGAGTTCATCTCTGCGAAGGCTGAATCGAATCCGAACCGTCGCATGACTCGCGAAGAGAAGGCGTCGGGCTTGATACGAAAGAGCTGCGACTTCTTCAACCGTCCCTGGTCTGCTGACCTAGCGTTCGACGACTGAGTACAACGATGGCGCTGATTTCTGGTCAGCGCCATCGTTGTTGTTAGTCTATTGTCAGTCTACGCCGAAGTCCACGTCGTCAGCTTTGCATGCAGCTCCGATGGCGTCGCAGATAGCTTCTCCCGGAGCAAGATACTCCTCGACGCCCTCGTAGTCGATGTGGACGAACCGCTTTCCGTCGTGCCACTCTGGATCCGAACTATCCGAGATGCCAGTTATGCCCTTGTGATTACGGATGTAGTTGATGAGACCATCTGCCATAGCGATTTTCGCTTTGTCTGAGAATTCTAGCATCACTTCACCTCCTGCGCTTTAGGTTTGTCCTTCTTTGATTCTTCAAGATTTTTTCTCAGTGCCTTTTCGAAATCACGATGACTAATCAAGTCATGCAAGCTCAAAATTTTTTCTGATTTACTCATCACTTCACCTCCAGTAGAACTTTTCTGAACTCAGAGTCGCCAGCCATCGTCTGTTCTAGTGTATCTAGCGTCTTCTCGTCATACTTCATCTGGATCAGCTTTCTAGTCTTCGGAGAGATACAGAGAGTAGCCAAGTCATCAGCGTTGCACTCTCCCCAACCTTTGAGTCGAGTGATCGTGTACTGCTTGCACTTCGCTTCCTTCATCTTCTTTTCGACTTCGTTTCTGCTGTTTCCATATACTCTAGCGTTAGCGCCGTTAGCCATGAACAACGGAGAGTCCACAGTGTATACGTGACCGTTCTTTACGAGATCGGGCATGTACTTGAGAAGGAATGCGAGAACGAGGTTAGTGATATGGAGTCCGTCAGGGTCAGCGTCTGTCAAGATGATCAGCTTACTGAATCTCAACTTCGACTCGTCGTACTGGTCGAGAACTCCACAGCCGAGTGCAGCTGTCAGGTCCTTGATCTCACGGTTTCCGTCTTGCTCTGCTCCCTTCTTTGTGGATCCGAAGAGCTGAGTCTGAGTAGCCTTTGCAGCGTTGATGATCTTTCCGCGAAGCTTTAGACAGGCTTGGAATCCTTCACGAGCTTGCTTGAAGTGGCCGCCAGCAGAGTCGCCCTCTACTACGAACATCTCGAGGTCGTCTACGTTTCTGTACTTGCGTCTGTCGGCGTCAGAGAACTTCTCGGAGATGTACTTAGCAGAGTTGTTGATGTTCTTGAGACCTTTCAGCATGTCCTTGTCGGCCTTCATCTTCTCTTTCTTCGCGTACATCTCTTCGGCATACTTCACGATTCTCTCTAAGAGACTCTTGTTCTTCTTGAAGAATGCGCGTAGAGGCTGTTCTAGGAGCTTCATCACGTCATCCTTGGCCTCTACCGATGTGAGCTCGTTCTTCGTCTGAGACTGGTACTGCGGCTCTGCCATCTTGTAGTGGATAGCGCCGACCATGCCCTCAAGAATGTCTTCGTTAGCGATTGGCTTTTTCGAATTCTCCTTGACGATGTCGCAGATGATCTTCTTGAACCCAGCGAGATGAGTACCGCCCATGTCAGTGTAGACGATGTTCACGTAAGACTTGAAAGAGCTTCCGTCTTTCTTCGTAAACGCGATCGCAGCGTCTATATTCTCTGCCGTGTAGGAAAATACATGTTCGTACTGTTTGCCGTCGCAGACGAGCTCTGTAAGGCCTGTTTCGCTGTAATAGGAAGTGACCTGGCCGTCAACGTGAAGCTGGATGTTCAGACGCGGACAGAGATACTGCATATCCTTCAACTCTCGCTTGAGTCTTTGGATATCCATCTCGATGCCGTCTTTGAAGATCTGAATGTCGGGCTTGAACTGAACGATAGTGCCTGTCTTCTTGATGCAGCTCTTGAACTCAGCGGGAATAGATGCTGGAGTTACAGTTCCATCAGGTAGACCACGCTTGAACTTCTGGCACATCCATGCCTTGTTCTTGTTGTTGTTCGAGAAGGAGACTAGCCACTCAGACAGTGCAGCTGTACCCTTGCACCCCACCCCGTTTTTGCCGCTAGATACCTTGTAAGAGTCCTTGTCGAACTTACCGCCAGAGTGAAGCTGACCGAACACCAGGAAGAGAGCTGATTTTCCAGTCTTCTCGTTGATGTCGGTCGGAATGCCACGGCCGTTGTCGATCACTGTGCATACAGAAGATCTCGTGTCGTAGAAGACGTGAAGAACGTTGTTGTGATCGCAGAGATACTCGTCAAGAGAGTTGTCGATGATCTCACGCAGACAACGGAAGAGCGCAGGAGCGTACTTTCCTGTAGTAGCGCCCATGTACATGTCGGGTCTCTTTCGAACGAAGTCTGGGAACTGGAGCGACTCGATCGAGTTGGCGTCATAAGCTTTAGGCATTGAAGTCCTCCGGCTTCTTGTCTGCGATGTACTCAGCGTAAACCTTCAGTTCAGTGATGGTGAGCTTCCACTCGGCTTCGGAGAGCAGCGGAAGCGGATGATCGAGATGATCCTCTTCAGCTAGAACAGCCTGAGTGATAGTCTCCATTGCTCTTCTGATGCAAGGCACATCTTCGACTTCACAGAATCTCTCCATCTTCTTTACGAGAGCAGGAATTTCCTCTTCCAAGCAAACGACAATCTTGCTGAGTTTCGTCATGTTGGCGTAGAAGTGATTTAGATAGAAGACTGCCTTCTTTACATCTTCTGCTGGTAGTTTCTTGCTCTTGTAGCGAGCGAGATATTTGAATGCGTTTCCAAGATCGAAGTTTAGATTTCCAGTGACTTCGATAACCTCAATTCCTGCCTTGTTGTTGCAGTAGTGCGATGGATGATTTACGTTGTCGATCATTTTAAGTTCCAGTTTTATTCAAGATCTCCCATTTCGTAGCGCTTAGCAGCTTCTTTCAACTTCCTATTTCTTTCAGCAGCTACAGCCATTCGTCTCTCTTCCTCGATCTTTCGCTTGATCTCGTTGTTGCGGTCGATCGCCCACAGGACTCTGTAAGGAAGAGCGACCACGACGCATAGACCGAGAGTAGCGAAGAAGTACGGAGCTATCATTCTGATGAAGCTAGCTGCAGTCTCACCGAACAGCCCGCATCCCGTAAGAACAGCAAGGTAGAGAGATACGACTATCAGCGTCGTTATTACGTACTTCTTCCTCATCTTTACTCTCTTTCGTAAGTTTCTTTGAAGATGTCAGGCTTACAGAAGTAGAACTCGCCCTGAACTCCCTTGATGACGAAGTCACCTTTGGAAGCAGCGTGCTTCGCCTTGTTGTCCTTTCCATCTTCGAGAGTCACGACGACCAGCTCATCGTCATCGAGCTTGACGTTGTCGCCTGCGAACTTCTTGACGGCATCGAAGTTGTCGCCAGTCCACTTGATAGCCTCGATGACGACGGGCTTCTTGCGGAACTTGACTGGCTCTTTGTCGCATTCTGGATTCTTAGATTCGTTTAGCCAACTCGTGAATGACATAAGTATCTCCTTAGAATATCTTTCTGATAGAATATCTTACAGTTAGATGCCGAACATGCCAGTTCTTGACATGCCGTTAGCCTGATCTGAAGTGTTCTCGAGGAACTCGTCTGCGTGTTCGCCCTCTTCGAGGACCATGATGATTTCCGGTTCCTTGCAGATCCAGACATCCTTCTTCTCGCCGTTCTTCTCGTAGTCGAGATGGAGAGCTGCGATGTTGTTGATGATGACGCGGTCGCCCTCTTTGACGCCCGGAGCGCGACGCTGTCCATCGGGATAGTAGCGGCCAGGGCCGACCTTGATGACAGTGCCCTCTACGAGGCCGATTGTCTTGTGAGCTTCGGGAATGTAGATTCCCTTGACTTGAACCTTCTTTGGAACTTCGATTGCGATCTTGTCGTCTACGATGATCATAGTTTTTCTCCAGTTTTTGATTTCTGATATGAAATATAGAACAATAGTTCGGTTTGATATTTATTGACGACTTTCTGTGAGTCGAACGCCTTATTGAGCCTCTAAAGTGTCTGAACAGCCTCTTCGAGTCTTTTTCAGAGCTCCGGAGCAGAGACTCCAAGCCTAAAAAAGACTCAGAATCTCTTACTCCGGAAGCTCTGAAAAAGACTGTCTTTTTCGTCGCTCGCTGTCGCATCGACATCCTGTGGGACTTACGCTAGAAGCTTATGAGGCGGTTATCCTGTACCCCAGCTACATCTTCAAGCTGCCATAGCGGCTGCATAGAACGCTTGCTATCACGTTCCTCGTTCAATCTAGCATCATCCGTGTGACACGGCGCAATTCTTCTTCGATCTCAGAAGCTGATGACCTGGGCTTATCCGATACTCGCATTGAGTTGCTGTTCGTTCCATCGACAGGCTTTCAATGTCTCTCAGATATCACTGAGCTGAAAGAGTCTCGATTTGCGATAGCTTTGACTCTTTAGAAGCTACGGCCCTCAGTATCTATTTTGACATCGCATGCAGAAATGAATTCTGTCAATGTATCAGCTCTTACTACTGATCCCGTCTGAGTTTCAAATGCCCTTTATCTCTATACAAAAAAGTAACCTCCGATGGGACAGCACCAGAGGTTACTCTCTTCAGATCTAAAAAGATCTTCGAAAAAAGCTTATTTTAAAACCAATGCGAATTACTGTCCTAAATCGTTGGTTAACGATCAAAATATATATACTTGAGTTTTGATCAAAATTCTCTCAGATTGAGTAAAATCTTATTTACAGATTTATCAGGAATTCCTTCTTGTATAGCTTGTGATGGGGAGGCTTGTCTGGACTTCCGACTGCGTTAGAGATAGACAGGATTTTCTTGCCGTCTATCGCCACTTCACGCTTGAACTGGTCATGAAGATGTCCAGAGTGCCAGATCGCTCCATCGGGAAGCTTAGCAAAGATCTTCGATCCGTCGAAGGCAGACAGCCCGTAGTCAAGTCCCTTGGACTCTAGTGCCGTGTCTCTCTCGATCAGCTGGATCGCTGGAAAGTGCGTGATGAGTATGTTCGTCGTCTTGCTTATGCTTCGGCCCACTGCCTCGTTCTCGTACTCAGCCATCTCGTGAAAGTCTGTCGTCCAGCCGAGCTTGAAGTTCTTGTAGTCTTTGCCGTTCTGCCACTTCTCGAGCATGTGTTCGGAATCTGAAGTAGCCGATCCGTCAGCATATCCCATGCTGCCACAGATGTACTTGCCGTTCCAGAACTTCTCAGTGCCCTTGAGAATGTCTAGCATGTCTACTTTCTTTCTCTCGTCGAAAGTAGCTGTGTGCAGAAACGTCTCGATTCTCTCACGCTTAGTGTAAGTGTCGAGACTACGATTGCGGTCTTCTTCGTTGAGGCGCATCTCGTGATTCCCATACACATAGAAAATGTGCTGGTACATGTCTGCCAGCACTTTGAATGTCGAAAATATCGAGTTTACTGAGCAGGCTACGTCGCCAGCGATGAACAGACAGTCAGCTGGAAGACACCATTTCTCCAATAGCTTCTTGTACTGAGCAGTGTTGGAGAAAGAAGACTGAGTCTTGACCCACTTGTCTATGTGAAGATCGTTGATGAAGTAGCCAGTCACTGTTTCCTCTCGTAGGGTACTTGCTATTTATTCGCCTTGCCCTTCTTGCTAGACTCCATCTCTTCAGCCACGATGTCCTTCCAGCGGTTGCGGATTCTATCCGCTTCGTCGACATCCATGCCCTCCATGTAGTCTCTAGCTTTCTCGATCGTGTAGAAGTACTCGTGCATGATGCATCGAAGAAGCTCTTCGTCAGGTTCTTCGTACTTCTTGTAGATCTTGCTAGTGAAGTAGTGCTTCTGCCTTCTCAGCGTATTACACATGAGTTCGTAGAAATCCTTGTCGCTCAGTTCGAGACGAGAGATCACGTTGAAGATCGGCAGATACTCTTCATAAGTCGACAGCCACTTGAGAATCATCCACTGATTCATAGCGCCTCTCTCGTCGTCTGTGAGATTTTCCCAAGGACACTTGTCTCCTCCCATGTGGTCGATCAACGAGAACAGCGGCTTCTTTTTCTTCTTCTCTTCCTTAGGTTCAGACTTCGGCTGGCCGTTCGATAGCTTCAACTGCTTCCTGAAGAGTGCGATGCTCGATTGACGTCTTGGCATACTTCATGTCCTTTCCGAACTCCTGCATGAGCAGAAATCCGACTTCTGAGTACTGGTTAGTCTCGAATACGTTAAAAATAACAACTTTTTGAGCCAATTTTTTAAGCGCTCTGACCCTCAAATCCTTGTCGTCCGGCAGTCCAGGATGCTCGTCGACATCTATGGCGACCTCATCATAGCGATTTGCGGCGCATAGAGCGTCCTTACGGGCCATTTCGTCAAATTCTGGTGGGAAAACATATAGGGCGAGCTTAAAGTCCTTAGAGGCGGCTTTCTGGCGCTTTAACAGCTCTTCGTTCGATAGAGGCTGATCAGGGAACAGCTTTAAGAACTCAGAAAGCTCAGAAAAGTCGTTTCCGAAACGCTGTCCGCGCTCGATGAACTTGAGCTCATTGTCCATTATACCGACTGTAAGCGGAAATCCGACACGATCGAGCCATTCCCATACAGCGTTCTTCTCGTCGTCTCTGTTCACTTCGACTATCTTGAGCCAAGGACTCTTGAGAATCTCTAGCTCTTTGCGATAGTCCTGACAGAATCCACAAGAATCGGTCACAAAAACGAATAAACCGTTTTTGTAGCTCTTAAGGAAATCGTCTACTGATATGACTTTGTCGTCTATGATCATTCGTTACCCATCAGAGAGAGAAGACAGCATGCGACCTGAATGTCTGGGAGTCTAGAAGTAGCGCCAGCGAGCTCGTACTGGCCGATGATGAGAATAGCGCTACCCTTCTTCTTGCAGGTCGGGACGTACTTGTCATACAGGAAGCGGTACACGTCTACGTCTGAGTAGCCCTTCTCGACGATCAACTTTCTAGCGTCTTCGAGTTTCTTTGCCTTGATGTAGTCGATGAGCTGTGAGTCAACCTCTGAGAAACTCCTGATGCCCTGGTCGATCTTGCCGTAGAGCATGTAATACTTCTGGAGCAGAGAGTAGATTTCACGGATCGAAGTTCCCAAGCGTTCAACGAGCGCTTTGACTGCCTCTTCGTCGAACTCTACTTTCTCGAACTTCAGGACGCCGATGACGCGCTTCAGGATCTGTTCCTTCATCTCCTGCTGCTTGATGGGCTCATTGAAGTTGAAGTCGAGCTCCATCGTTCTTCCTTCCTTCAGTGCGTCGATGACGTTCATCGGGAAGTTGCAAGTCATGATGTAGCTACAGCCCTGCGCCGTCTCTTCGATGAGGTTACGGAGAGCGCCTTGGAACTTAGCGGAGCACATGTCGAACTCATCCAAGAACACGATCTTCGGCGTCTTCTTTGGATTCTTGGTGCGAGCGAATGTAGCGAGATCTTCGCGGAGAAGCTCGATCTTGCCTTCCATAGAAGCGTTGATCTTGAAAACTTGAGCGTCTAGGTCGTTGATGAGTGCGAGTGCGATAGAGGTCTTTCCTCTTCCCTTTGCGCTATAGAGCATCAGGTTTGGAACTTCGCCAGTCTGGACGATATTGTCGAAGAACTTACGTTCGGCTTTCGGAAGAATCACATCTTTGACGTGATCTGGACGGTATCTCTCTACCCACTTGGAGCAATTCTTGTTCATAAAATTTCCTTCTACAAAAATGTCTTCCTTTCAAATATAGAACTTTGAGAGGAAGACGGAATTCGTTCCTTTAGAGATATGTTCCTTTAGAACTTCAACTTGCGTGCAGCCTTAGCGGCAGCTCTGCGCTCAGCTCTGTTGCCGTTGTGCATCTCGGGAGGGAGAATGCACGGACAAGCTCTCGGTTCTCCAGTGTCTGGATTGATGGACACATATCCCTTTCCGTGGCAGCGCTGGCAGTCGGACTTCGGTTCCTTGATCTCTACGCCGAGAATCTGGTACCCGAGACGCAGTTTCTCAAGTGGAGAAAGCGATCTGAGATACTCGACTCCCTGCTGCTCGTCTTCTGTCGCGATAGCGTCTGGCTTGTTGAGTCCAGCGAAGTTGTTGATCGGATTCTGGAAGTTCATTATTCCTCCGCGAGGAGCATGATCTGGAGCTTGATGTCGTCTTCGCGTTCCTGGTTGAGCCACAGACAGCCGTCAGCGTCGATCTCGATGTTGTACTTTCCTTTCGGGAGCAGATTGAGCGTCTCAGCAGTGAACTTCAGGTTGAACTGCTTAGCAGCGGGCTGAGACAAGAAGATCGGATAGTCTGCACGGTCGGCAGAGCGCATCGTGTACACGTTGAAGTTGAGGACATTCTCGTTAGCAGACACGTCGATGTAGTCTGCGCCGATGATGGAGATCTTGCGCTGGAGCTCGTTGATAGTCTCTTCGTCGAACTCGACTGATACGTCCTTAGAGTGCTCAGCGAGCTCGTTGAATGATGCGTCGAAAGTCGGAAGCGTCGTATCGCCGAGACGGAGAGTGAGCTTGTCGGAACGGGCTTCGTTCTTGAAGATCATGTCGACTGCGCTGCCGTCGTCATCTACATTCACAGATAGAGAAGCAGAGACTGTCTTAGAGCTCATAGCTTCGTAGAACTTCTTGAAGCGGTTGAAGTCGATGAAGCCGAGCTGTTCGACTGGCATGTTGAAGTAGGAAACAGGCGCTTCCATGATGTAGCAGAAGTTCGAGGCCTGGTTGTTTGCCATGATGGTCAGCTTGTCGCCGTTCTTGACGACTTTGATTCTCGGGTTGACGGCAGAGAGGGTCTCTAGCACGTCGATGTAGCTCTTGTTGTATTCTAGTTTCTGTTCTTGCATAAATTCCTCATTAGAAATTAGGATTCTATGCAAATTTAGACAAAAATAGAGATGAGAGTTTTTCGTCTCAGCTCAAATAATTGAAAAATCGGAAATTATCGGTTAGCTCCCTTGATCATGATGTAGATGGTCGGATAGTTTATCTCTTGCGCATACTGCTTGTGAGCGCCAGCTCCTTTGACAACTTCAGCCTTCCTGAAGCACTTGCTCAAGCCAGTTATGAGCTCTTCGATCTCATCTTCTTTTGTCTGTGGATCCAGGACAGCGCATACAGCTCGTTTTCCGTCTTTTGTGCCCGCAGAGATGAAGTTGAGCTTGAATTTGAGAGTATCGATCATTCCGATCGTCTTCTGAATCACTTTTCTTTCATAGTAGCTTACAGCCATTTTCAATTTCCTCCGAGAATTAAGCGAGAACCTTGACGATCTGAGGAATAATCATCCCAGACTTCTTTACGATGACGCTCTTACCGATCTCGATGCCGAGATCCTTCATCTTAGCCATGTTGGAGAGCGAGACGCGAGAGACGGTAGTGCCTTCTAGCTGGACCGGATTGATGATAGCGACTGGAGAGAGAGTGGAGCCAGCCATTTCCCAAGAGATGTCGATGATTTCAGAGACAGCAGTCTCGAGTTCCGGCTTGAGAGCCACGTCCCGCTTAGGAGTCTTGAGCTGGCGGTCTTCGCGGTCGATTTCGTCGGCCTTGATGACGACGCCGTCGCAGTTGAACTTGATCTCGCCGTTAGCGATGCGTTCACGAAGATGTTCACGAATGTAGTCGGCAGAAGAGATGAGTTCCTTGACATCGACGGTGCAGTGCGGAGTGATCTCGAAGAAGCAGGTGTTAGAGAGCCAGTCCATGAGCTCGGTCTGAGTCTCGAATTCCTTTCCCATCACGTCGTAGCAGATAGCGTGGACGTATTGCAGATCGTTCTTGTCTTCAGAAGAGAGAGTTTCGAACTTGCGGTTGATGATGCCAGCGACAGCGTTGCGCGGGTTAGCGTTCTTAGTAGCGAAGCGAGCCTTGAAGTCTTCGTTGTAGATGACCATCTCGGCGCGAATAGAGCCAGTGAAGGACGGATCGATGGACTTCGGGAAGTTCATGAGGTTGAGAGTAGCAGTGCGATCGAGTCCAGTAGCGCCATCTCCGCGAGTGATAGCCTTGACGAACTTGCCAGCGGCGTACTGGAGTTCCATGCTAGAGCCGTCTATCTTGAGTTCGAGGCTGTAGCGCTTGGCGGTCTTCTTAGCAGCCCAGTCCTTGAGCTCGTCGATGTTTGCGCACTTAGCGAGGGTTCCAGTAGTCATGGTGTGATTGATCTTCTTTTCGTCGCCGCAGCTGTCGGCAGCAGCCATGCCGTTTGCGCAGAGAGGATCGGTCGGATCAATGGCCTTGAGCTTATTGATCAGAGCGTCATATTCGGAGTCGGTCATGATTTCCTGACCGTTGTAGTAAGCTTCGGCAGCCTTGAGGAGGAGTTCGCGGATCTGGTTCTTTTCCATGTTGTTGGTCCTTGTTTTAAGTTTGTATTAACAATATAAGTATTTTGCGGAGAAATGTAAACCCTTAAATTGAGATTTTCTCAAGTTTTTTGAAGATTTTTCATCCTGGCTTCACGCATCTGGAAAGCCTTCACACGCTTCTTGATGTCTACGTCATCCTTGGTCTGCATGAGATACACCATACAGAGGTTGAACTCTTCCAGGAAGCCAGGTTCGTGCCACAGAACGTCCAAGAATTCGGTCTCATGAAAGCAGTGCAGCACATACGGTCTCGGACTCCAGCTCTCTTCTGTATCGAACAGAACACGCAAGCAGCGAGATACAAAGCCCTTCGGCAGCGAGTCATAGTAGCCCATCAGGATGAGTAGAGGAGTCGCACGATAATAGTCTTCGAGATCGGCAGGAAAGCCATCTCCAGCATACTTCTCTACTAATCGAGCGCAAGCTTGAAGAGTCTCTTCGCATGGATCGACTAAGAATCCCGTCTCTATGATCACTTCAAGCACTGGAGAAGAGGTTTTCAACTCGTACTCTTTCTTGAGCCTTGCGTAGAAGGCGTGTCCATCTAAAGCATCAATAATCTTTTCCATGCGTAAAACATAAGAAAATTCAGGGCTCTTGTAAACCCTGAATTTTTGACAATTTCGATCTTTTTACTTTCCTAGGATCTTGTTCCAGTCTTCACGTATGTCGTCCTGGTCGTCGTTCACTGACATCCACTTTGCAGTGTTCTTGTCGATGTAGTCGCCCTTGACAGCGCCTGTCATCAGACCTTCGACTTCGATCTTGTTGCCGTCTTCATCTTGCATCGTCATCTTCTCTGTCGCAAGT